CCGTGCCCCCCCCCCCAACCCGGCTTTATAATCATCCCACCATTTGACCGCCGCCCCCGCCGCCGCTACTCCGGCAATTGCCAAAAATACCGGGTTAGCCATCAATGTAAGCAAAGTTTTTCCCAATGCTTTTGCACCGTCGCCCATCGCCGTCAATACGCCTTTTGCTTCTTCGCCTCCACGCCCCAACGCCAAAAGACTTTCGCCAAATGCGCTATTTAAACCTAACGTTTCTTTTAATTTGTCGCCATACGCAATAATTGCGTCGGATGCCTCCGGATAATTTCCGACGTTCAATTGAAATTTCCCGGTTGCTTCCTGCAAACGTTTCATTTCTTCGTATATTTCTTTGGTTTGTGCAACCAATTTTCGCCCCTCCTCGGTGTTTTCCCGTTCGGCTTTAGTCATGTTGTTTAAATAAATCTTATTCAATGAATATTGCGCCGATAAACGGTTATAACTACCCTCGGCGGATTGATTTATTTTCACAATCAGTTTATTAATTTGGTTCGCTTCCTGCTGTGCCAATTTTAACTCGGCTAACTTTTTGGCGTTCTCGCTTTCTGCAAACGCCAAATCACGTTGCGCACGTGCCAAACGTTCCGCATCGTCTGCGGCTTTTTTGGTTGTCTTTCGCCCATCCTCCGTTGCGCCGGAAACCTTTTTCAGAATCTCCGCCAATTGTATTGCCTCGGCTTTGATATTTTTCAGTGCATTTGTATAGGTGTCCGAAAGTTCATCCAATTGTTTTATCAAATCTGTAATCGAATTATCCGGGCTTATTAAATCCGAATATTTAATTGGGTTGTTGTTATCTGCCATATATCCGACTATTTGTTTTTGTTATTTTCGGGCAATTGCCCTACAATCAATTTTCTTTTCTCAAATGTATAATTTATCGTCTGAAAAATAAAACACCTTAAATAGCCTTATTTTGGCTTTTTCTGCTTGCTTTTTTCGCTTGCTCCTTAATGTATTCAAATGCGTTGTAATATTCCAAAACGGTAAACGATTTTGGGTTTACGTGCAAATTCTGCGACAATATCAAACACATATTTTCAAATTGTTTGTCGTATCGTATTTCTACGCTGTCAGCTCCCGAAAATGATTGCGGATTGAAATACGTTATCAACTCTGCTGTAATTTCGTCAATTCTTTTTGCATCCGTTTCGGTTGCTTCCCCGGCTATGATTGTGCGCAATAAAATAACCGTTCTTTCTTTCAGTTGGTCGAAATACTCTTTTAATGCTGCATCATCAAATACCCGGGGAAAATACAACCGCAATTCTTCATCTATTTTTTTTTTAACCGCTTCCAAATGGGCGGTCAACTCGGCGTTCGGCGCATCGGCGAATAAATCCAATACCTTTTGCAAACCGTCCGCCGTCATATCGTTGTATTCGGTTCCGTCCACGGACTTAACCAAACAGGCAAACGCCAAATACTTTGGCGATATGGCGGATTGGACGAAATAAACGTTTTGCCGCAAATTATCCAATTCCTTTTCCGCCAAATCCGGCTTTTCCTTTCGGATAAACCGGATTGCCTTTTCAATATGCGCATCCCAATCGTTCAAATCCGACCCAACCCCGGCGTCGATAAGCAACATTTTGTTATATGCGTGAAATCGCAAAATCGGCAATTCGTCGATACTGTCGTACAACACAACCGCCCGTTCCCCTATCTTTGTCGTTTTCATAAGAGTATGCGGGTTATGACTGTTGAACAAAACGGAACCAATAACAATGCCGGGTTCCCGGTGCATATAGCAAACAGGACGGACAAAACGACCCCCGCCCACCATGATAAGCAAAAGCCGCAATTGAACATCTTAACAAAAAAGTCGTTGCCGTGAACTTGGACGTACTCAATAACGCCCCACTTTTTTAACAGGGTCAACAGGAACGCCGCCACGGTTGCCACGACCAAAACCCAAATAATGAAAGTTACCATATCGTTAAATGTTACAAGGTTGATTAACTGACAATACACCCTCAAAGCGAAAACCGCCGAACGGGTGCATTAAAAATTGATTATCTATTTCGTCCAACGTAAACCCACGGTACACGTTTTCCGCCAACTCATAAATCCGGTTTATTACAATCGTCCCGTCTTTCAGCCAAAAACCGCCATTTAGGACGGTCAATATTTCGTTCTTCAATGCCTCGGTATTCCGGTTGTTGAGTTGACCGGGGTAAACCTTGCGCAAATCGAACCAAACAATAAGGGAAAACGGGGCTTTAATCTCGCTTTGCTCTTTGGGAACCCAACCGACCGTTTGCGGGTCGTCTATCCAAAAAAACGAAAAATTGCCAATATTGGCATCCGGGGAAACGTCGATATAATCGTTGTTGCCTCTCCATTCCGTCCCGCCCGCATATACGTTCGGGGTATAATAGCGTTTGCCCTGTATCACTTTGGCGATACGTTGCGCCCGCCCAAATGCGACGTCCAACCAATCGACGTTATCCATTAACCCGGTTTGTATGTTCCCCAAAACCCGGTCGATTAAAACCGGGTTGGGAATTATAGGGGTTGTTCTCTTATTCGTTGCCATATAATACGTTTTTTGCTTTCTTTATTAAGTCCGGGAATATATATTGCCAAATCAACGCCGCAATATTTTCGTCCGTCAATCCCAATATTTGCCGCCCGTACTTTTTTATTAAGTCCTCCGTTTTGAAATCCGACGCTTTTATTTCAAACTGTTTGTCGCCGACTTCCAAAAAAAACGACGCTTCAAAATCTCCGGTATCCCGTAACGTTACCCGGTTTGTCGGTTGTCCCTTTTCCTCCTTTATGGCTATCGTCAACGGCGAATACGGGGCGTAATCCATAATATCCACGCCCAAACGGTTAATACCTTGTTCAAACAATTGTTCCTCGGCATTCATATCAACAATATAGGCGTCATTGTCCCAAATGATTTGTTGAATGTATGCGCCGGACGATAACCCGTTGTTGAACGTGGCAACCCGGTTGCGTAAATCCTGTATTGACTTTAACCCCGCCATAATCTTACGTTGTCCGGTATTTTACACCGTGGTTATTACAAGTAAGGCAAATACGGTCGATACCCTGCGTATCCAACCGCAATGCCTCGTATGCTTTTTTAAGGTCATAACCCAAACCGCCGGGGCGACCCTCAACGTTGCCGTCCAATTCGTAAAGAATTTCCAACCGGGTTGCGTTTACTTGGTTCCGGTTTACCTTAACATCGGGGTTCATTGCCAACGTGCGCAACATGATTGCGGCGACCTGTCGTTGGATAACCGTTTGGAAAATTTGCCTTTCCTTAATGATAAAATCCGTTAGGTCGCAACCAACGGTTATTTCGCAATTCAACCCATAATTCTGCGTATTGGTGTACATCGTCAACGCAATATCCCACAACTCCGGGTATTCGTCGAATGTTTCCGGGGCGTTCATCATAAACGGGGATACCTGTAAATACTTGGTTATTTCCCGCCAACGCTCCAAATCAACGTAACCCGTACACGTCCCGCACGGCTCCCGGCTCCAATCCTTTGTCATGTTAATTGCCTGCATCCCGGCGGGCAAATCGTTTTGGTTGTAACAAAGGAACCACGACCCCCCGGCGTTGTTTCCGGTACTGATATACGGCAAATAACAATCTTTCAACGGGAACCATTGAAAACCGCCGTTTGTCTGCGTAAAATTCAAATCAAACGTCTTTATCGGGTCAATTTGGGACGAATGGAAAAGATACATACGAACAACCCCGGTTGCGCCCGTCATTTGCAACCCGATTTGTTCGATTTTCATTGTTACGCCCATAGAACGAACCGGGACAATTTCAAACCCGACTAATTTATGATTATTCGGCAACGTCGCCCGGATACGTCCCGCACCGTCAAAGAACGTGCGCCGTTCCAATAGGTTCTTTGTTTCCTTATCCAATCCCTTTATTTGCGTGAATGTTTGTACCATTTGGGCGATACCGTTACGGGTCAACCTTTCCAAATAGTCGGATAAATAGTTGTATTCGCCCCAATCCGGGTTTCCATAATCGTTGTTGAAATCGTCGTTAAAATCACTTGCGACGGGTTCGACATTTTGGTTGTCCCGGCGGGCAATCCATACTTTGCCATTGTGTCGCACTTTCGCACCTGTTTTGTATTCCGGTATCATATTCCAAACCGGATATTGAAAAACGAAATCATCCGGGACGATTGCCCGGACATTATCCAAAGTAACAAGGGGGTGCGCACCTTGAAACGTCAAACCGCTTTCCGTCTGCGTTAAATTGTCGTCTATCGCCTTTGCCGGGTCGTATGATTGTTCCCACCCGACGACATGCAATAATGCGTCCTGTATTTCTTTAAGTCTATACATAAGCCCAAATATAACCGCCGCAAGTCTTTTTTATTCCCTTGCAACATTTAATAATATTACTATCATTCAAACCCGTTTCCCGTTGTGCATCTTTTACGGATAAAAAGGTTGTTATTAAATCGCCACAAGCGGAATACATCGCAATTTCTTTCGCTCGTTGGTGCAATCCGCCTAATCGCCCCGTCATATATACGCCAATCTTTTTATGTAAGCGGGATTTTGTTATTGGATTATTACAATTTTCTTTTGCTGTCACCCAACGCAAGTTGTCCGCATGGTTATTGGCTCGGTCGCCGTCGATATGGTCAACACATGGTTTGTTTTCGGGATTGGGGACAAAAGCCGCCGCAACTAAACGATGAACGTTTATTGTTTTACGAATACCACCATTACATAACACTACAATGTTATAGCCCTGTTTATTTGGAACTATTTTAAGCAATTTTGTTTTATTGCGTATATTTCCGAAATTACTTATTTCGTAATTAGGGAAATTGTTTATTACTTTCCAATTCTCCATATCAATGAATTAAAAAGGGGGCGGGGATAACCACCCCGTCCCCTCGGTTTAACAATTCGTTATGCTCCGGCGTTATGCGCCCGCACCTCCGGCGGGAAATTCCGCTGCGTTGGTTACATATACGGGCATACCCAACGGCTCGTTCGGATTGCGGGCGGCAATCTCGGCTTTGATAATCGGGTTTGCCACGGTATCCGGGTTGCTGTTGTAAGCAACCATATACGCCACGTCAACGGAAAATCCGAAATACTCCTTAACGGCGCACGTCAAATCGGCGGTTGCGTCGCCCATGATTGCGGACTGGTCGCCAACGGCGGTGTAATAGTGCGAACCAACGGGCAAATCAATGTACGGCAAACGTACAACGTCCCATTCGTGGAAATTCGCACGGGTGCGGCGCAATGCCTCACGGTCAACACGGGTAAGGATACCAACATTACCGTCAGCAACGGCAAACATGGTTCCCATTTTGCCCGCTTCGTCGGTTACGTTGTTCGTGTAGTGCAAAACCTTGTTGTCGTACTCCATGCGCTTGTTTACGTCGTTGTAAACGCCATGTTGCGCAAGTTTACGGATAAGGCTATCAACCCCGGCGTTGGCGATAATGTGGATATATTCCGGGTAACAGTTAGCCCGCATAATCGGGTTAATATCGCCCAAAATCTCGGTCGCCATTTGGGTTGGAACCTGTACCACGTAGCCCGTCTTCGTGTAGTTAAGCAACGTTTTGAACACCTGTGTTTTGTTTGCCTCCAATGCGGCAACGGCTCCGACGTCCAATTTGTCCGCCAAAGCCCGGCACGTCTTTTCCATTTTGCGCAAAAAGTCGTGTTCGTAGGAAATTTCGTTGTTCATGTAGGCGGCGGGAACCATTGTAAAGCCAATGGCATAAGTCGCCCAAATAACCGTTACCAATGCGGACGTATTTTCATCGTCAGCGATAACGCACGAACGGACATTGCTAACCTGTACATCGCCGTCGTAATTGATAACGGGTACTTGTACCGTGTTACCAATGGACGCAAACGCACGGTCACGCAAATTGGGGTTAATGATTGAGGACGGGGCGTTGGTTTGCTCAATGAAAAAATCCAATGCGCCATACTCACACGGGCGGGTCATATTACGGTCTAATTCCGGGTTTTCAATCCGCCAATTCTGCAATCTTGTTGCTACTAATGACATAATGTTAAAAATTTAATTGTTATTAAATGCGGGTTTACCCTTTACCCGTGATTGTTTACTTTTCCGGCAATGCGGCAATATTGTTGTCCTGCCATGCCTGTTTCATTGCGGCGTCGAACTTTTCGGAACCCGCCGTTAAGCCCTGCGCCATAAGATTTGCGGCGATTGCTTCGTAAGCCTCGACACGGGTTTTTGCGCCCGTTACGTCAATGGTCATTCCGCCACCTCCGCCGGAACCTCCCGCCGGGGGAACCGTTCCGCCGCCTCCGGCTTGGCGTCCCTTATCCAAAATACCCATTGTATCCAATTCCTTTGCCAACAGGTCGCCGGGGGTGTACGGGTTCAACTGATTGTTCGGGTTACGCATAATTGCGCCGCTTTCGTCCTTAAAAGCAAGGATTTTGCCGCCTTTGCCGTCGTCGATATATTCGGGGTTCATACCCTTGATTTTGTCGATTGCTTGCGCCAACAAAACCTTTGTTGCGCTTTCGGGCAATCCCGGTTTGAATTTCAACCCGGCGGTTGCCGCCTGCAATGCGCCCTCGATACGGACGCCGAATAATTCCGTTTGGAATTTCTTTTCGGCTTCATCGTACTTCTTTTTGAGGTCGTTAAACTGTGTTGTTACCGCCGTCAAATCGGCTTTCGCCTGTTTCAAAGCCTTTGCGGTTTCCGCATCGCTCGCACCGTCGGCAATTGCCTTTTCCAAACGTGCCTTTTCTTTCGTCAGACTGTCGATTTGGGTTTGCAATGCGCTTGCGCTTTCCGCTTTGGTTTTGAACTCGGCGACCACACGTTTTGCGTAATCAAACGTTTTTTCGGTTCCGTTCTTTGCAATACCGGACGCCGCCAAAATATCGGCATCCAATCCGCCGTAAATTTCGCCCGTCTTTTTGGCGATAACGCTATTTTCGTCGTTGGCGGACAATGTTGTAATTGCCGCAATTTGTTCGTCGGTTAATCCGGCTAATGCCGCATTTGCAACTAAAATTTCTCTCGTTAACATAATTCTTTCCCTTTGAATTAATTAAGTGCGATTGCTGCTACTGCTCCGCTGTTTGCGTTAATGATATGAATTGTGTATTTTGGCGAATCCCCGGTTGTGTCAACCAACCAACTAACAACACGTGCATGGCTGATTTTCTTTTCAACCTCTTTTGTTACCAAAATTACGTCGGTAATTGTTCCGCCCTCAATACATTCAATCAACTTTTTCTTTGTTGCGCCATCCAATGCGGCGGCTGTTGTTACTTCAATAACCAAATTGTCCTGCTGTGCAATCTGTGCCATAATCGTATTTTTTAATTGTTTAATACTCTGTTACTTTTTCGCTCCGGGTTTGTTCTCGGCTTTGTTTTCTTTGGCTGGTTCTGCCGGGATAACTCCCGCCGCCTTCCATTCCGCGTGTTTGCCGCAAACTTCTTCCAGATGCCCTTTGATAGGCAGGCTGTCGAAATTTGCAAGGCTGCTGTTATTGCCCGCCCTGTCGCCCGTCACGGTGATGAAGTGCGATTTTTGATAAAATTCGAGTTTCCCGTCCTTTGAGAACGAACGCACGTCCATCCCGTCCGTCTTTCCGAAGATATGCAGCCCGTTCCTGCTTACCGAAATCTCGCGGTATGTGTCGCCGCAGGCTTGCCACGCTTCTTTCGCCGTATCCGAAAGCTGACGGTTGCCGTTAAAGCAATGGTCGAGGTCGATACAGCAGATATTGTCCTTCCCGTCCACCCCATAAGCAGCGATTCCCCCGCCGTTCTCATGTGCGTATTTGCACGCCGTATCGAAGTTCGTCCATGTTTCGGGATTGTCGATCTCCGCGAACTTGCCGGTTACGGGCGAAATGAGGAACTTGTCCGGTCTGCCCTTTTCCTCGTTCTGCCGCGTGCGCACGATCACCCAATTCGGACGGGTAAGCATTTCGGGCGGGAGATTCTTGCGCAGCAGTTCTTCTCTGTCGTTGAATTTGTCGATGCGCGTTTCGCTCGGTCGGTTCAGTTCGCTGCCAAAGTCCTCGTTCTCCGCGCCGTCCATGACGGCTTTGAACTCCTCCGCCATAAGCTGTGTATGCCTGTCGTTGCGGTTGTCACGCAGCAATACCTCGAAATTTTCCGAGAGATTTGCTTCGATACCCGCGTCGACGGGTTTGAGCTGATCGTTGAACAGATAAAAGCAATACCCTGCGTATTCGCCCTTTTCGGGCATTTTGAACAGCGTCTGCGTCTTATATTCCGCGATCTTTGCGTTTGCGGGAATGACCGTTTTGACCGTTTTGCGCTCGCTGCCGCTCTCCTGTGCGGTGCGGACATAGTTCTCCTCTTTCGTCCCGTTGCAGGCCTCGAACACATCATATGCCGTTACGATCAGCTCCTCGTCCGTCGCACGGTTTTTCAATGTCACATTAAAATCTTCGGGTAAAG